TCTTCCGATCTGGGGATTCGGTACTGGTATTATTTTTGTTGAGGATGTTCCCGGCTTTGGGCCTCGCTATCGTAATTTCCCTCTTTCGGATTGTATATTGGGTAGCGGAAGTGAGATGGAAATTGACACAGTTTTCCGTAACTACAAGCAAACCGCTAAAGATATAATATCAAGATTTGATCCCCAATTTTTACCGCCTGAAATTATTCAAAAAGGTATGGGTGAAAAAATGCTTGATGAATATGATGTTGTTCATGCAGTATTGCCTACATGGACAGTTATGGAACATATACCAAATGAAAAGAATTTTAAAAAGGCTTATATATCAGTACATTATCTAAAAGAAAATAAAACTATTCTAAATGTTGGTGGTTATGATGAAATGCCTTATATTTGTGCCAGATGGGAAAGATCAGATCGTGAAATATATGGTCGTGGGCCGACATGGGAAATAATGCCTGATATAAGGTTAATTACAGAAGTTGATAAAACGTATTTAAAAGCAGTTCAGAAATCGGTTTCTCCGCCTCTATTCGTCCCCGATTCTGGACTCTTAGACCCCCTAGATACCACACCCGATGCTATTAATTACTACTCAGTCGGTCTGGGGGGCAAGGATATGATCTTTGAAGCACCTACTAATGCAAGACCTGATTATGCAGAACGTCTTAGTGCAAAATGTTCTCAGGCAATAAGAGAGGGATACTTCTTAGATTTACTTGAATTACCCGGCCCTGTTGCACCTGATGGTGATGTAATGAGGTTTTCTGCAACTGAAGTTTCAGTACGGATGAGACAGAGAATGCCTGTACTTGGGCCAATTTTAGCTAGACAAGAAGCAGAATTTTTAGATCCACTAATCAGAAGAACAGTTAATATATTAATGCGGTCATTTTTGTTGCCTGAAATGCCTGAAGAAATGGAGAGATCATTCAGAATTGAATATTTGAATCCAGTTTCTATTGCAATGAGATCAACAGAAATAAGTTCTATGAACCAGATGTTTGAGATGATATTACCACTTGCACAGATAGACCAAACTATTCCAATGTATTTTAATACTCATCAGATATTGCAAAATACTGCGGAAGTTCTACAAGTGCCAGTTTCAAATATTAGGTCTAAAGAAGAAGTGGATGCAATGGTTGCAGAACAACAACGTCAAAGACAGGCACAGGAACAAATGCAACAGGCACAAGTAGCCGCAGATGTTAATCAAAAAACTGCACAAGCAGAAAGTGTTAGAGAGGGGGCTTAATGTCTGGTAGAAAAAGTGCTTTATATCGTTCTATTAAAGAACATTATGATCGTAAAGGAAATTGGGAGAATAGGAGAGAATTTGTTAATGTTACAAAACCTCAAGCGGCACGTTTAAACCGACAAAGAAATAAAAGTCAAGGATGGATACAAGATGTTCATTCAAGTTTTACAAGTCCTATATTACGTCATTTTGCAGGAGATCATGAGTGGTCAATACATGAAGCATTTAGGTTTGGAGGCGCACAATGGTCAAAAGAAAAGAAACACTCATATGCTCATGATCCAGAAGTTGTCGAAATGACAACTCATAAAACAAATTATGCAAAAGGCGCAAAGTCTCCTGATAAATGGCTACCCCCACAAGGAATAGCAGAGTATTTAAAAAGAAGAGAAAAAGTAGGACAAAAATATAAAGGCTTGCATGTGACTGAATCTATAAATAAGGTTTATGAGAAACATTTAGGCAGAAAAGCTAAATTACCAGTGGGCCTGTCTGTTGAAAAAACTAAGTATTGTACATCATGCCACATTAAACATGGCATTGGTGATCATAGAGGTATTGCTAAAGAATATTAATGAACTGGTTTGATAGAGAAGCACATACAAGAAAAATATTTAAAGAGTGTTTCTCAACAGAAGAAGGTCAAGAAGTGTTAACAAAATTGGTTAAAGACCATTTTGTTTTTAAAACCACACCAACTGCTGATCCATATCTAGCCGCTTGGCAAGAAGGTCAGCGTAGTGTAATATTAAAAATACTAGAGTTGGTGGATACTGATCTTAGAGTGTTTCGTGCACGATATGATCAACAAGAACTTGCCCGGTCAAAAAGGCAAGATAACCCTATTAATAACTAATTATGACAGAAGAAGCTCAAGCCCCTGAAGAATCAGGACAAGTGGCAAGCGATGAATCTACACAATCGGAAGAATATAGTCCGATAGAATTTCAAGCATCCCAAATGCCTCCGGGTTTAAGGGAAGAACCAAGTCTAAAGACTTTTGATTCAGTAGATAAACTTGCAAAGTCCTACGTTAATGCAGTCAAAATGATTGGTGGGAATCCTGATAACATGGTAGCAATCCCAAGTGAAGGCGAAAAATGGGATGATTTTTATAATAAAATTGGAAGACCAGAACATTTTAAAGATTATGAATTTGGTGATCAAAATGGTGAGTTAGACGGATTTAGAGAGTTTGCTCATGATACTGGTCTTACACAAGATCAAGCAAATAATATTCTAAAACTATATGGTGATATTCAAGAAGAAGAAGAAGAAGCACACCAAAATGGTTTAGAAGAATTAAGGACTAATACCACAATGGAACTCCAAAAAGAATGGGGTAAGAACTATGATGGTAAAATGGATTATGCAAAAAGGGCATTTGCTCAATTTGCATCACCAGAGTTAAGTCAGCTTATGGATGAGTCAGGCATGGGAAATCATCCTGAAATGCTCCGTGTCTTTGCTAAAGTTGGCGAACTTATGGGCGAAGATTCTTTAGTTGTGGGGACAGGACTTGGCAGTAGCCAGCTTTCTCCAGAACAAGCACAGCAAGAAATTCAGGCCTTGTATAGTGACAAAGAATTTTCTAAGTCGTATCGGGACAATAAAGATCCCGGACATAAAACTGCAATGAATAAAATGGAAAGACTGTTTAAACAGGCTTATCCTAATCAGCGCAGAGTAAGATAATATATCACCCTCCATAGTGGAGGTAGTACCGAAGAAAAGATAATAGGCAGATAAACATTTTGTCCTGCTGAAAAGTCTGTTGTGACCCTTTATGGATAATCACTAGGTGTTGTGATTTAACTAATTTTCATAATGGTAACAATATGGCTAATTTTTATGACATTGAAACCTCTTATATACATCGCTATTCTGCTGATGTATTACATGCTCTTCAACAGAAGACAACGAGGTTGCGTAATTTTGTAACAAATAAGCCAGACTGTCGTGGTGTAGCCGAGTTCATTGATAAGATCGGAACTAACGAAGCACTTGATAAAGTTGCACGTTTTGCAGATTCCCCTGTACAAGCGATTTCCCATAAACGTAGGAGAGTATCAGCACAACCTAAAAATGCTGGATTCTTTGTAGAAGGTTTTGACACTCGTAGAATGAACTATGATGTGTTTCAGCCTTATGCAGAAGCTACGTCTATGGCTATGGCTCGTAAGATGGATGCTACAATCGTTGATGCCGCTTTTGGTTCAGCATACGAATCAGATGGTGGAGCAATGGACGGTGCAACCGAAATAGTCTGGAATTCAACTAATTTCCCTAAACAGTTTATTGCCAAGAATTTCTTTTTTGGCTCAAGATCAGATACTATGAGTGGTATTCAAAATAATGCTGATGATGCATCGGTCTTGTCAATAGATAAGCTGTTAAAGGCTCGCAGGATTCTTTCTGAGCAGGAAGCAGATCAGTATGATGAAGGTGGTAATCCACTTTATTTCATAGTGTGTTCTGCATCTCAGATCGAAGCATTACTGCACTCAACACAAGTCCAAAGTGCGGATTATAATAATATTCGTGCATTGGTAGAAGGGCAAACAAACTTTTTTGCCGGGTTTCAATTCATCAGGTATGAGAACATGCCTACAACGGGTAGTGACGACTCATTGGTTGAATCAGTTCTTGCATTTCATCCGCAAGGGCTGGCTTTCTGTTCTTGGGAAGAACCAATTACTGAGATTGAAAGACGTTCTGACAAATCTTTCGTTCCATATGCATATTTTGAAATGGATATTGGAGCAACTAGGGTTTGGGAAGAAATGGTCATTCAAATCGACTGTTTCAAAACTGCTTAACCCTTAACATTTGAAAGGACAATATGGCAAATCAATATGCTGTAAATCATAAAAAACGTCACGTTACAAAACCTGCAAAGCTGACTGATGTCGCAACGCAAGGGGGTCGTGTGCGTGTTTTACATGATACATTCGTAACTGCAACTACAGTAGATCAAACTGAAATTCTTTTCGGTAAGTTACCTCCGGGTGCAAAGGTCTGGGAATTTGCAATGCGAATATCTGGTACACTAGGTACTAATTCAGCCCTTGAAGCAGGATACACAGGAGCAACAACCGCATTTTTAGGGAGTGCCGCATCTACAAGTGCCGCTACTCGTTATATGATGGGGGCTGCTTCTGCGGCTACTCTTGCACCAGTATCAATAACCAGTGAAGTAGATGTAGTAGTGAAATACGATCCGTCGTCTGGAACTGCCGCGGCTACTAATGGTGTAACGATAACAGTTTGGGCGCTTTATACCTTAGACTAATATCAATCGGGGGTTGGGAAACTGACCCCCACTCTTAATAGTATATTATGGATAAAACTGGCATAGCTAATCTTGCCCTAAGTAATCTGGGCGAAGCAAGAATACAAAATTTAACGGATGATAACTCAAGAGCAAGAGCATGTAATGCACGACTTGATGATTGTATTACTACAATATTAAGAATGCATGTATGGAACAGCGCACTTGAAAGAGCAGATTTAACAAGTATAGATACTCCGCTATTTGGCTGGAATTATACATTTCAACTTCCTGCAAATTATATAAGAGTTGTTGAAGTACATCCAATTTCAAGATTTATGGTGGAAAAAAAGAATCTTTTATCTAATGAATCAGCATTAAAATTACTGTATGTAGCAGTACCAACAGATATAAATAATTTGGATTCTTTGCTTATAGAAGCAATTGCCATGAAACTTGCAATAGAAATAGCGGAGACACTTACAAGTAAACAGGGTCTTAAAGCAGAATTAATGCAAAAATATGTGATTGCTCTACAAGAAGCCAGAGCCGCAAATTCACATGATAAAACACCTGAACATAGAGAAAGATCTTCCTATCTTGATGCCAAAAGAGGAAGATTTTCTGTACCTCATCGGACTTTTAATACTCCAACAGAGGGATATGAAGCTAATAAATATGATTACAGTATTGGTTATAATGTTGGTTAGTATTTATGAAGTACGAGTTTTATCAACCTAGATTCTCTGAAGGTGTATTAGCAAAAAGTCTTCAGGGTCGCTCTAGCGAAGAGTTTTATAGTTATGGTATGAAGGGGGCAAAGAATATGCTTCCTATCCTCTCTGGGCCAGTTGTGAAACGCCCCGGCACTAATTATATAGGTGAACTAAAAGATTCTTCCGCAATTCTTATTCCTTTCTTTAAAGATAAAAATAATACCTATGTATTAGAAGTTGGTCAGACTCATGCTACTGATGCTTCAGGAGGTTATTTAAGATTATGGTCGCAAGATCAGCTATTAAAAAATAAAGCTGGTACTCCTGCAACCTATGAAGTTACTCTCTCTTCTACTGTTGCATGGACTAGAGCACAATTAGCAACTCTCAAATATACACAAAGTGGGGATTATATATTTGTGTGTTGTCCTACTAAAGTTCCTCAAATAATTAAACGAGTTATTGATACTACTGCAACTGGTACAGGAGTAGCGGCAGATGATAGTGTGTGGACTGTATATGAATATGTAATGAAAGATGGCCCATATAAGGAAATTAATGTCTATTCTGAGGATGCCGCTTCTACTGACAAATATGCGTTGTATATTGCTGAACCAACAAATAAAGAAGAAATTGCAGGAGTAGAATTTAATACTGTTACAAATCAAATTGTTCTAGCAAATCATGGTCTACAAACTGGAATGAAAATCAGGTTGGATGATGATGGAAGCTCGGATGGATGGGGAAATTTATGTACGGATAATACTAATGGTGATACAAGCTCTAGTTCAGCTTTAGCAGATGCAGATTATTATGTTGTGTCTACAACTGCAACAACTTTTCAAATATCATCAGAAGATAGTGGATCTCCATTAGAATTTGCATTAGCACATGAAAAAACTACTGCGGATGCAGATGTAAAAGTATATAGGTATGTATATCCAGCCTCTGAATCTGGAATTGTTTTTACTCTTTATAAGGATGGAGCAGTAAGTGATGATTTATTTAGTGATAATGATGTTGGAAGAATGATTAGAATAAATCCTCTGGCAAAGCCATTAACACGGATTGGAGGTATAAGATGGTGTTGGGGAATTATAACTGCTCAAGGCACAAATACTGTTACAGTAAAGTTAAAAACCGAAATGGCAAATATAAGGGGTGGTACAAATGGATCAGCACCAGCACAAACAAATACAGAAACAAGAAAAAGAGGGACACCAGATTTTAGGTTAGGTGCATTTAGCATTGGTGAAGGATTTCCAAGTGTTGCTCAAATATATCAGCAAAGAATGGTATTGGGAGCAACATCTATACAACCTTCTACTGTATGGTTATCTCGTACTGCAAATTTCTATGATTTTGCACCAACTGATATTCCTGCACAAGATTCTCCATCCGTTGTTAAAAATGGTGAAGCAACAGAAGTTATTACAGATTCAAGTGCTTTAACTTTTACGTTAGATTCAGATACTTTAGATGAAATTAAATGGTTGGCAGAATCAAAAAAGCTAACTATGGGTACATCTGCTGGTATTTATATGCTGTATGGATCAGAAACTAATCTGGTTGTAACACCATTTAGGTTTACAATTAACAGGGAATCTTCATTTTCTGCAACAGACAGTCCTCCAGTAGTTGTTTCAAATGCATTGATGTACACACAGATTGGAGGAAAAGATGTTCAACAATTGTTATTCGAAGGTCAACAAGGTCAATGGTTTAATAGTAAAATATCTATTAAAGGATATGATGTCATTAAAACATCAACAATCGAAAAAATGGTATGGCAGGAACGTCCAATTAATGTAATTTGGATGATGATGGCAGATGGCAGATTATTGTCATTAAGCTACGATAGGCAAACATCTTTTCAGGCATGGTCTGAACATGTTATATCTGGTACAAATGCAAAAGTTACAGATATTGAAATGATTGCTACAGAGAGTCATGATCAAATATGGCTTAAAATAGAAAGAACAATTAATGGATCTACTAAATATTATATGGAAACTCTTGCACGTTTCCCAACAGAAGGTGCATTGGCAAGAAATGCTTTAGTATTCTCTGATAGTGCATTAACAAAAAATATTGCAGGGAAAGCCTTTACTGTTAGTAGTTCATCAGGATTACTTGTAACATCAGCAAATCATGGATTGTTAGACACTCAGGTAATAAGTGTGTCAAATTCAGGTGGGGCTTTACCTACAGGACTTGCAGTTGGAGAAGAATACTATGTACGAGATAAAACAGATAATACATTTAAGTTGGCACTTTCATCAGGAGGCACAGCAATAGCATATACTAATGCAGGTTCAGGTACACATAGTTGGGCAACCAAACAAGTAACAGGATTATCTCATTTAGAAGGTCAAGAATTGCAAGTATATTATGATGGAATGCAACATGTAAATAAAACAGTAGCATCAGGTGTTGTAACCTTAGATAATACCGCAGGATCAGATGTTGTACTTGGATTGCCTTACAATGGTGAAATAGAAGTATTAGAACCTACACCTCCACCAAATCAATATTCATATACAAAAAGATTACTCATTGGTGCTTGAAACCGAAACAGGAGGTAGTTAATGGGTTCAGTAACACATCGTATAGACACTACATATTTAAATGAACCTATAGAATTTTATCCTCCTAAAATGTCTAAAAAAGAATATAGGGAGAATATAACAAATCTTGCAAATCATTTAATTGATACAAATAAGGGGTATCAAGGCAAAGAAGCAGATGCGATTAATCCTGTTAAGCATACATATGGAGATGGATTGTATATAAGAGAAATATTTATGCCCAGAGGAGAAATTATTATCAGCAAAATACATAAGGTTGCACATCCTTTCTTTTTACTTAAAGGTAAAATGTCTGTATTATCAGAAGATGGAGAGAGATTACTGGAAGCACCTTATTACTGTATTACGCCTCCCGGTACAAAAAGGATATTATTTACACATACAAATTCTATTGTTGTGACAGTACATAGGACATTTGAGACAGATTTAAAGAAAATAGAAAAAGAAATAATTGCACAGACTTTTGATGAGGTAGAAGAATAATGACTTGGGTTGCAACAGGAATTACAGTTGGTGCATCACTACATGGTGTATGGGCAGGACAAAAAGCTGGTAAAGAACAGGCTGAACTGGCTAAAAAGCGTGGTGCAATGATCACAGAGTTAGCACATCGTAATATAAAACAACGAAATTTAACTTCTCGGTTAGCAAAATTTGATGTGTTAGAAGATGGCGCACAAGCACAACAATCAGCTTATTTACAATCAACTCAGGATATTGCCAGCACTAAAACTGAAGCATCAGGTAGTGGTGCAATAATATCTGGTACTGTTAAAGATATACTTAGAGCGAAAGAGAATCAAGGTGATAGAATCCAAGAGTCTATTGCAAAAAATACTAATAAAAATATTGAATCTATTACTAGAGATACTAAAGCACAAAACGAAGCAGAATTGTATTCAGCACAACAAGGACAAGCAATGGCAAATGCTGAAGCACATAGTATTCATAGGGCTAATCAAAGACAATTTGTGTCAGGAATATTACAAACAGTAGCGGCTGGTTATAATGCAAAAACTG